AGCATCATACAAATAAAAATATCATTCACATTTTATCAAAATTGAATATAACGATTTTATAACGGTGTGATGTGCTTTGTGCAGAAACGTATCTATTTGATACGTTTAAGCACAGAAACTGTTGCACTAAATAAAGATCCACGTTTTTCAGGAACGCCTATGCTGGGAGGAAGTGGTGGGGCGTAATAGTCAATAGGAAAAGTTTTCTCTGCATGACAATTGGCGCAGAGAACATCGCATTTTGAAATCTCATTCCATACGGTTTCAGGACCATATCGGGGGCGGAGGCGACCTTTGATCATATCTGATGGCTCTACAACCTTACCATTTCTATCACGATACTTGGTATTAGGATCTCTGTGTGAGAATTGCAACACATGAGGATTTTTTTTATATCCACAAATTTGACATCCTTTGTCAAGTTTGTATCTCATAACTTGAATTTTAAGATTGTTCATCCTCATCCTCTGTATCTACTGCTAAACTGGGCGGTGGCGACATCAATTCTCCTGATCGGTGGAGTTCAATCAGGCGTAGGGCTTCTTCGCCTTTACCTACTCCATCTGCGATCAAAGCAAGCATATCATAGACTCTGGCTAACATGATGAATGTAACCATACCTAGATGCTCATTGATATCTTCTACGCCTGATTCATCCACGATGCTGCCGCCAGAATTTTGTAGAAAATGGATATAGATCTTTCAAGATAGTCATAACCGCATCCCCGTACTCTTGTATCTCTGATTGAGCATCTTCTGCCTGACGCAGATAACAGAAATGCAAAGCCGCATTGAGGCTCGTTGTCCAGCGCCAGCGGACATACATGCCATATGCAGGAAGAAAGAGACGTGCCTGCTCCGTTGCCACGCCGAATTGGAGCAATTGGTTGTACAAATTGACGGATTCGTCTACATGGTACTTTAAACGCTCGTAGAGGCGTTGAGACATTTCTGGAGCAATGTTGGGACCACTTCCTTGTTTCGAATTTTCTGGAGCCGTTCTCCACTCTTGAGGGATGTAGAATACAGGTTCTTCTGTGACGTACCTGCGCGACGATTCATTCCATCCACTTTGATCGTCAAGATGGGTACTTGCTACCGCGTGCTTGTACCACTGCCGCGCGATCATCAGCGGAGCGTAAATTTCAAACGAGATTGTACAGTGTCTAAGTGTGGAGTCATGTTTTTCTCTAATTAGAAATTCAAGGAGTTTTTCATCTCTCTCAGAGAAGGAGTCAACACATTTATCATAAGATACTCTAGCAGCATTTACAACTTCAAGGTCAGAGCCGAAGTTACCAACTAATCTAACATACCCATGATCTAGTACATCTATCTTCATTCTAGAAATCTCCGCTCGTATGTTCTTAATAAAAGAAAGAGTATACTTTTATCTAGAATTTTATATATATTCTAATATCTAATATATCTCTTATATTTATATATGTAGAAAATTGTAATGCATATGAATTATAAGAGTCAAGAAAAGGAGAAAAAAAATGAGTTGGTTGAATGAATCAGCAGTTGGAAGAGCAGTGCAATCATACCTCAAGGTTTTCGTTGCCGTTGTTCTTGGTCTTTTCCTTGCCGATGGTGCAGATGTGTTTTCTGTTTCCATTGGTGAACTAAAGACTTGGGTTGCAGCAGGCGTGGCCTCCGTGCTACCATTGATCATTACTGCTCTTAATCCAGCAGATAAGAGATTCTCGTTTCCCGGGAAAGGCTCTAAGAATGCTTAATAATCTTAAAAGATGGCTGGACCGTAACCAGGGGCTACATGATGCCTCTGATACTCCAGACGTAGAAATGATACCACCAGCGGGCTGGCAGCCCGTTCAGGTTTATGATGCAACAGAATACATTGAGGAGGATCAGTGATGGCAAATACTAATCCGACCCCACAACAAGTTCTAGAGGCAATTCGTGATCATGGTGTTCCCGTTCGTCTTGCAGAAGGATGGGACAAGCGTGGTCGTGCATGGAACTATGATGGTGGTGGACTTTATGGTGTCGTAAATCACCACACTGCAACTCAAAGTGCAACGGGCAGCGAAGGCGCACCCTCGCTTTGGTGGCTTCTCAACGCCTATGATCGTCCAGCAGCAAACATGCTCATCGGTCGTGGAGACAAAGACGTATGGCTAGCATCTGGTGGATCTTGTTGGCATAGTGGCAATGGTGGCCCTTGGCCAGCCATTGGCATCAATCAAGCAGCCAATGTTGGTCATTTCCGTCTGTTCGGGATTGAGATCGATGATCCAGGTCTTGGCCTAACGCTAACAGATTCACAAATCGAATATACGGCTAGAGTCAATGCAGCACTCATGGATCTTTGTGGGTGGGGAGCAGAAAGAATTGTTACACACCAGGCATGGACAGACGGTTCTTACGGAGTAAATCCAAATGGACCATCTCCCTATCTTGGACGTAAGGGTGATACAATTCACAAGGCTTGGAGAGAATACCCTGGATCAACCAAGGCAGAAAACTACAATCCAATCTTCTGGCGTCAAGAGGCTAAGAAGTATGTCAAGCAGAATGGAACATGGGATGGCATCATTCCTTCTCGCGCCGCCGTGCGTGACGGAGACAAACAGGACATCTATCGCCTACAGTGTAGGTTGTTTGACCTTGGATTTAGAACAATCAAGCCAAGTAAAACAAGAGCAACCATTCCAACTCCAGCAATCAAAAAGTTCCAGATAAAGCAAGGTTGGGAGCCAACTGGTCTATTCACTAAGCGCACACAACAAAGAATGTTCGGTGGGGTGAAGCCATAATTGTGAGATTGGTATAATGTACTTCTAAATACAATTTCATAGGTGGTCATTATGGGAACATTGGGTATTGTAGAAACTTTAATAGTGGTAGCCAGCGTTATTACTGCTGTAACCGTTATTGCAGTGTTCAGTAACAAAATATTCAAGGTTCTAAGAAAGTTTGTAAGATTTCTGGATGACTTTAATGGAGTAGAAGAGAGACCTGGGCAAGACCACCGCCCAGGTTTTCCAGAAAGAATAAAAGATCTTGAAGAATGTATGAGAGAGGTGGGACAAAAAGTAAACTCTCTCAATGACACATCAGAGTCTATTAAGAAGATTGAAAATAAAGTGGTCCTCATAGAAAAAGAATTGCATCCCAACCACGGCACTAGTATGAGAGATGCCGTTGATAAGATTCAATTAAGACTGCAACTAGTTGAAGAAAAGTTGGAATCACATGTCCGATCCGCAGATTGATGTCGAAGTTGATTCTGGCATAGACCAGATTGCAATTAACTACGACTCTCCGATTGACATAATCTCCATAGATTCAGTAGATGGAATAGATCAGATAACACTAGATCTTCAATCAGAAATAGACTCTATAGATGTTAATTTTTCCCAGGACATAGATATAATAACAGTCGAAGAGGCTGTTCCAAATATCCAAGTTATAGAGATTGGTACAGTCTTTTCTGCTGTAGGTTCTGTGAACTCTCTTTCAGGGGATGTCGTATTAACATACATTGTTACGTTAACATATGTCTCACCAGTAAGTGGGGTTTATACATACACAGTAACACACAACCTGGGCTACGAAAACCCAATAGTCATGGTGTATAATACAGATAATGAAACAGTGATTGTGGAGCACGATGCGATAGATTCAAACACTATTGAAATTCGCTCTCAGTCAAACATGAATAACTTTAAGGTAGTGGTGCAAAGATGAGCAATCCAGCATTTTCTTCATTCAAGTTGTGGAAGGGCGATACCCTCCGTTTTAATATGGCTTTGAAGGCTTCTGGAAGCGCCTATGCAATTCCTGCTGGCACAACTTTTAGTGCTGCTGTTAAGGAGAAAAATACTCCAAGTGCGTATGACATGACAACAGATATTCTATCTGCCAGCGCGGGGTCAGTAAGAGTAACCCTCTCAGCATCAACGTCTGCTCTACTTTCTGCAAAAAAGAATTGGATATATGATGTTCAGATGAGAGACTCTGCATCAGTAGTCACTACTCTTCTTTATGGAAATATTTTCGTTAACGATGAAGTAGCGACTTAATCTTTTCTATCTGATTAATTCCCAAATATGATTTTGTGTCACACGATAAACACCAGAAACATGCGTTACCATCTTGATCTACCCAAGGAACCATATTGCCATCGTTTTCATCAATTGGGCAGGGTAGAGGAGGAGCAACACCGATCTCTGAAAGTTTGTGATACTTGTGTAACTCTTGAATAGTTATCATGATGATAACTATATCACAGCATATTTTTTGAACTTTGAAAGCCGTTTACGCTACAATAAATCTTACCGCATTTTGCGGTATTTTATTTATGATGGAGAGATCAATATGACAGTTTCCTTGCCTACAGCGTACCAGCAGGTTATTCACAAGACAAGATATGCAAGATGGATTGAAGAAGAAAACCGCAGGGAGGACTGGCATGAAACTGTTGGACGATATATAAACTATATTTATGACAGCCTAGAAAAATATAACAATTTCACAATCTCTCCAGAAGTTTTTCAAGATATCCATAGCGCAATTCTAAGAACAGAAGTTATGCCATCAATGCGCGGTCTTATGACTGCTGGCCCTGCGCTAGAAAGAGATAATACCTGTATCTACAACTGTTCCTACCTCCCAGTCGATTCACTTAGGTCATTCGATGAAGCGATGTACATTCTTATGTGTGGAACAGGAGTTGGATATTCAGTAGAATCAAAATATGTTAATCAACTTCCCGTTATTAACGAGCACTTTGAAATTTCACCAACAACCATAGTTGTCGATGATTCAAAGGCTGGTTGGGCAAAGGCCCTTAGAGAGTTGATTGCGCTTCTTTATCAGGGACAGGTTCCTAGTTGGGACCTGTCTGCTGTTAGACCAGCAGGCGCAAGACTTAAGACTTTCGGTGGCAGGGCATCTGGCCCTGACCCCCTTGATAGACTATTCAGGTTTACGGTTGAAACTATAAGATCTGCGTCTGGACGTAAGTTAACGCCATTAGAGGCACACGACATTATGTGCAAGATCGCAGAGGTTGTAGTTGTTGGTGGAGTGCGTAGATCAGCAATGATCTCCCTGTCTGACCTAGAAGACCGTAACATGGCTGCGGCGAAGGCAGGTTCTTGGTGGGAATATAATTCTCAAAGAGCACTCGCCAATAACTCAGCCGTATATGAAAAAAGACCAAGTATGGAAGTTTTCATGGCAGAGTGGAAGTCTTTGTACGATTCTAAGAGTGGTGAGCGCGGAATATTCTCTAGAGCAGCCGCACAGAAGGTGGCATCAAAGAATGGCCGTCGTGAACCAGGACATGAGTTTGGAACTAACCCATGTAGTGAAATTATTCTTCGTCCATACCAGTTCTGTAATCTGACAGAGGTTGTAGTTAGAGAAGGCGACACACTAGAAGACCTACTCAACAAGGTTCGCATAGCCACAATTCTTGGAACTCTACAGTCAACATTTACTAGATTTAAGTATCTTCGTAAGATATGGCAGAAGAACTCAGAAGAAGAAAGACTACTTGGCGTATCCCTCACTGGACAACTTGGGCATCCAGTTCTTAATGGCTCACAAGGATTAGATAAACTTGAGGAATGGCTAACAGCAATGCGACTACAGGCCGTTGAAACAAATAAGGAATATGCATCAGCATTAGGAATTAATCAGTCAACAGCAATTACATGTGTTAAGCCATCTGGCACGGTATCTCAACTAGTCAACTGCTCTAGCGGAATGCACACATGGCATAGTGAATTTTATGCTAGAACTATCCGTGCAGACAATAAAGATCCAGTTACAACATTTCTAAAAGAGGCTGGTGTTATTGGAGAGCCAGACGTAATGAAGCCAAATGACACTACCGTATTTACATTTCCAATTAAAGCGCCTAGCAATGCCTTAACTAGAAAAGATGTCGGAGCCATTCAGCATCTAGAACTATGGCTGGCATATCAAAGACATTGGACGGAGCACAAGCCATCTATTACCGTGTCTGTAAAAGAAGATGAATGGATGGACGTTGGTGCTTGGGTGTACACACATATAGATGAACTTTCAGGAATCTCATTCCTCCCCTATTCTGATCACACATACCAGCAAGCCCCATATCAGGAAATCTCTGAAATGGAGTATAATGAGATATTAGACAAGACTCCAAAAACACTTGACTGGAACTGGTTAACGTATTATGAAACATCTGATGGCACAACCGGAAGCCAGGAACTCGCATGTGTATCAGGGGCTTGTGACATAACTCAAGTATAATGCGGAGGCTGTGTGTATAGCAGATTAATTCTTAAAGATAGACCAGATATAGTCTGGCCCTTTGAGAATATGAATGAGTCGTCTTCGATTTCATTGCCTATAAACTTTTATAGCAATTCTGCATCACAGTATGCTGCCTCAATTAGTGCAGCCAATACAACACTTCTAGACATACCAATTGTTTTTGGTGGAGGCACGGCACTAAGACTTACTAGTTCGGCTACTCCCAATATTAGCATTCCGCTACTAAGTAGATTTTCTGAACTCTACGATAAAAGAGAATCATGTATAGAGTTTTGGCTTAGATGCGACAAGGTTCCTTCTAGAGAAGTTAGGATAGCAACAAAAAGAAATAATCCGAATATCGGACTTTATCTAAAAGACAACTATCTAATGTTTAGATATGGCACTTCTGCAACATATATAGAGGCTGCATATGGGATGGCAGAACTTAATGAGCCAACCCACATTGTCATGAATCAGAATAGATCTGGAATAGAACTAATAGTCAATGGAATATCAACAATAACAAACAACTTTGCGAACATATCTTTACCAATAGATTCAAATCATTCTACAAACGACTATATGGATTTTTATGGAAGTTCAGACTATGCAGTGGTAGTAGATTCAATTGCCCTATATGCATTTAATATTAGATCGAATACAGCAAAAACTCATTATGTTTATGGGCTTGGTAAAAGCGTTAACGAAAATATATTTATCAGTCTTGGTGGAGACTTTTATAATTTCTCAACACAGGCAAGTAGGAAATCTTTTTATGCTCTATGGGATCAGCCCCAGGAATGGTCGCTAACTCAGTATGACAACCTAATTCATTCTTCGGACGGAATTAGGCCCATACCATATGACGTTCCAACTATAGTTTCGTTTGACAATAAAATGAATACATCAAATAACGTCGTTGCCTTTACATCATCTGTCGGTGACACATACGGAACGTACTTTGAAGTAGAAAATCTACAGTCTCTTCTAGGTCAGGGAGGTAATCCATTTTTTGTTGAGGTTACACTAAATGGTACTTTGCCACAAGAAGGTCTTCCACAGACAATAATGTCTTATGGTGAGGCACCGTTCGGCAGTGTCATTGATTTCAATTTTGCCAACTTCTCTGGATCATACTATCTGGTTGCGAGGAGTAACGTATCAACATCGTCTGCAAGATTCTGGATACCTAACATAACTTCTAGCCCAACAATAGTTGCTGGAATGAATTTTGAAAACCAAAGCGTTGTGTATTTCGGCCTCTCAGGATCAGCACTCCAAACTGCATCACTTGTATCATTCTCTGGTAGCGTTTTTGATGCTGATCCAATATCTAGTTACTTCCCGCCAACAGACAATACTGTAATAAGAATAGGTAGCGGGCTGACATATGACGACTCTTCTGTAATATCTAGCGTTAATAATGTTGCTCAGTTTAATGGAACATTCCTATCTTTCATAATCACCAAAGATAATTTTTCTGGATCTACTTTTTCATCAGTTGATCAATACGAGCAGCCAGTATATTCTTTAATATATGACTCAACAAAGGGGTCGTTTAGAAATAGATCTTTTGGAAATGCTAACTTTATTCTTCATGGGGCGGCGTTAGGAGAATACCTAGACTCTGGGAGTGCCATAATATCTGCAAACAGATTTGAGTTTGGATATCCAGATGTTATTTCAGCATCTCAGGTAAAGATCTATGCATCTTTATATAATTACTCATCTAGCGTGGCGATAAGATCGCGTGTTCAGTTACAGAAAGTAAATAGTTTAGAGTGGCTTAATCTTATAGATCTATCGGACAAATATGTACAATTTGATATAGATATTTTGGCAGACGATGTAACAAACTATGCACCAATAATAAAATACTTTAAAATAGAAACCTATCCGTTCAGTGGATCGTATGTTGAGATACTAGATAATTCTGGAGACAGAATAAGAATAAATAGCGCATCTGCCGCCTCTGCACAAATTTATGTACCAGAACTAGATCTAACCCCTAGCATCTATCTTACTGATGGATCTGGGGTACGCATATATAGGAACACCGCTGATGTTGAATTCAGTCCAGCATCAAAGTCTCTAGACCCAACACTATTTTCCAACTTGTTGCTATGGTATGATTCTAGATTTCCAAATGGTCTTGGACAAGATCCACATCCAGATGGATCAGCGTCAACTAGACTATGGACAAGTTTGTCTGGTAGTGCAATAACTGCTTCTGTATTGGCGACATCCAATAATCCAGAGTATAGACTTCAATCCTTGAATATCCTGACAGTAAATCAGGCCAATGGGTCTGAGAGTGGTAGCGTAACAGACTTTTTGACAAGCAATGCCTCTGCACAATCGTCTATAGAGTCTGCATCTGGTGGCGCACGATCTATAAAGATTGTTTCTTCTGGCACCTCAACAGATTCCTTTATTGAGTATTTTTATGACCTAACTTCGTCTAGTGCGAAAAGATTTATTTTTCCAGGTCAACAGTACACTGTGGTTGGAAATATAACTTTGCTTAAACCGCAGTCTGTTGAGGAATCCAGAGCAAGAAAAATTAAGTTCTATAGCGCAAGCACATCTCCCTTTGGCGTATTATCAGCACCAGAATCTGCTTCGGTCCCCAACTCACCTGGAACATATTTTGCCTCTGTAACGTCAACGGTTCCGCTCGGAACCAACTGGCTCTCTGTTAGATTCTATAATGGATCTTCAGTATCCGGTGATCCAGTGTATTGGGACAATATGGCAATATATTCTGGATCAACTGTGTCTGGATCGCCTATTGCTTGGTACGAGCCGCTTGAACTATTTGACGATAGGCCAGTATATAAGTTTAATGGATTAAATCATTATTTTACTTCTAATGTAAGTGTTAATCAGCCAATGACAGTATATGTTGTTGCTAGAGTCTTTGGTGATAATAGTACGATTATTGGACACTCTGCTTCGGCACCAGCGATATATACTGAAAATAATACATTTAGAATGGCAGCAGGCCAGGTTCTTGTAGGGGCGTCAATTAATAATAATTTTAATATTCTGGTTGGTGTTTTTAACAACAACTCAAGTTCATTTTTTGTGAACTCATCTGTAGTTTCAGGAAATGCTGGGACCGGAAGTTACTCTTCAGCAATGAGAATTGGATACAGACAAGATCCATCTGGAACCAGCAGATTCTTAAACGGAGATATTACGGGAGTCCTGACCTTTAATACTGCTCATACTAAGACTGAAATAGATAGAATAACAGACTGGATGAAAGATGCTTATAATATTACTTGGTAGGTGCGAGATAAATGATTAAACAACTTGGCACTATAGGATTTTTTATTAAGGTCAATGATCAAAATTCTACAAGAACAAAGATTCTTGAAGTATTTTCTTCCTCTGCCTTGTCATCAAGCCTTTTTTCGGCCAGCCTAAATTCTTCAAACCGAATTGCGACATCCAACTCATCATCTATATTTCTAAATGGTATTGCTCAGGGAACGTCTTCGGTAATAATGAATCAATGGCAGCACATCGCATTCACATTTGATCCAAAACTTGAAACTGATTCATCTAACAACTTTTTAGTAAGGTTTGGCAATACTGGATCATGCGACTTTAATATACAAAATCTTTATATGCTAGATACAAGTCTAGGCGCACAAGATATAAGAAATATCCACATAACTTTTACTGGCGCGTCCGCTGCAATATCTACTGGAGAATCAGCATCTGGCTCAATCAGGTTGTCCGATAAAGATGAATCTAGGCATACATCCTCTGTTACTAATACAATATATCAGCCGTACTCAGACCAACTACGATTTCTATCTGACGTTCGTCTGGTCACCGAAGATTCTCTATCTTCATACATAGGAAATCCCGCTGTCAAGTTAACAGGAGACTTAAAGTATTTTGATGGTGTCGAAAGCGTTGTGCCAGACAGAGTTTTGAGTATTTCTGATAATGCTGTCTATCAACTTAATGTTAATGGCGGTGTCACTCTTATAACAACGTCTAACGGAGACTATATAAATGTAATAGATGGTCTTGAGTATATTGATACTGTGTGGCTAAAAACTAGTGGATCGTTTACTAAGGTGCCAACATTAGAAAAAATTGTCTACTTCTTGGACCAATCTTAGCCAAAAATAATCATAATATGCTAACATTGTGGTATGAATAAGCCAAAATTATCTGTAGTAGAGGACAAATCAAGATACGGAATATACGTTTGGAGACTTCCAGACGGCTCTATCTTTGCTGATGAGGACAGAAATGTTCTTAACATACCAGCCGAACGCGGAGATATTACCAAAATGGTAGAAATAAAAAAGGCCGCATCTCATTATGGACAACCAGATGGTGAAGCAGTCTTTATTGCAGGCGTCGGTAGAGTGACTGAAGAAGAATATCAGGAAGATCTAGAGAGAATGAATAGTGGACTGCTTACATTTGGAGATACAGGAGCGTGGAAAGATGCAGCAAGAGCGAGAAGAAGCCTTAGTTGATGGAGTAAGGCTACCAGGCTTAACCAAGTCGGAGCCAGTTGTTCTAGAGCAGGACGACTTTAAAAAGTCATCCGATGATCTGCTAGAACTTTCTGGACTGTCTCAAAATTTCAAGCGCAATGCTAAGAGAAAGATTGCGAAGGCTCTCGTAACTGTTAGTGGCCAAATTGTTGAGGCAGATGATAACCAATATTCTGGCGATGAGGCAACCTCAAAACAAATTATTCCAGACAAGTTTGGATATGGAATATTTGACGTAGTTGAGCCACAATACAATCAATATGCTCTTGCTAAGATCTATGAACTTTCCGCCCCCAATTATGCTGCCATTAATGCAAAGGTTGCCAATATTGTTGGTCTTGGATATGACCTACTACCATCTCCAGAAACCATGCAGCGAATGGAAGACGCAGAGAATCCAGATGATTTGGCAAGGCTAAGAAGAAATATTGCGCGTGCGCGTACCAGGGTAATAGACTGGCTAGAGAGCAGAAATGACGATGATACTCTTACGGCCACGCTGATGAAGGTATATACCGATGCCGAAGCAACTGGAAACGGATATATAGAAATTGGTAGAAAGTCTAATGGAGAGATTGGCTATATAGGTCACATACCATCTCCAACAATGAGAGTTCGTAGAACAAGAGACGGATATGTTCAAATAGTTTCTGGCAAGGCGGTGTATTTTAGAAACTTCCAAGACACAACAACGAAGAATCCAATTACTACAGATCCTCGTCCAAATGAAATTATTCATATAAAGAACTACACTCCAACTAATACTTATTACGGTGTTCCAGCAATTGTTGCTGCTAAAAATGCTATGGCTGGCAATGAATTCTCGTCCAAGTTCAACCTTGAGTACTTTGAGAATAAGGCTGTTCCAAGATATGTATTCTGGCTCAAAGGTGCTAAGATGTCCCGCGAGGCAGAAGAAAGATTGTTTGAGTTCTTCCAAGGTAATCTAAGAGGCCAAAACCATAGAACGGTTGTCATACCGATTCCTTCAGATACACCAGATGGCAAGGTTGAAATGAAGATGGAAGCCATTGAGAATGGCGTTCAAGAATCTTCTTTCGCTAATTATAGAAAAGGCAACGTATCAGAAATACTTATGGTTCATAGAACACCAGCATCTAAAGTTGGAGCGGCAGAGGGAATTGGTCTAGCAGCAGCAAGAGAGGCAGATAGAACCTTTAAAGAGCAGGTTTGTCGCCCAGCACAAGATTCTCTTGAAAAGAAAATAAACAAGATTATTGGCGAGAAAACAGATATCTTTAGATTTGAATTCAATGAACTTACACTAACTGACGAAGAAACACAGTCTAAGATAGATGAAAGATATCTTAGAATGAAGACTGTTCTTCCAAATGAAGTTAGAGCGCGCCTCAAACTTCCAAGCATACCAGATGGCGACGCGCCAGTAGTTTTAACTGCACAACAAGCAGCAGAACAAACCGCACAAGCAACTGGCAACAGAAGAAGAGACCAAGATCGCGCTGCAAATGCACCAGACTCAGATGAAACTGGTCGTGCAACACAGGGCGATGGTAGGCAACAGAATTAATAAACCAAAAGATTATATAATAATAACTACTATGAAAGAAATTTTTAAGGCACACTTCGAAAGCGATGATAACAGTTTGCGCTTCACTATGCCGATTGCCAAAGTCGATGCAGAGAGAAGAGTAGTTAGTGGATTCGCCACCCTTGACAATATAGATCGTCAAGGAGATAAATTGCTTTCTGAGGCTTCAAGAGAAGCCTTTGATAATTTCCGTGGCAATGTGCGTCTGATGCACCAGCCAATTCCAGCGGGTAAAGTTATTTCTTTTAAAGAAAACAATTTCTATGATCCAAAGACTGCCAAGACATACAGTGGAGTCTTTGTTGACGCATACATATCCAAGGGCGCAGAAAATGTCTGGCAGATGGTTCTAGATGGGACACTAACAGGATTTTCAATTGGCGGAAGAATCCTTGAGTCCGAGCCATCTATGGACGATGAGACCGATCAACCAATAAGACTTGTAAAGAAATATGAACTTATGGAATTGTCACTAGTTGATAGCCCAGCAAATCAGTTTGCCAATATTCTATCAATCCAAAAGGTCAATGACGAAGTTGTTACTAGTGGAATTGCCACCTCCTTCTCAGTTGAAAATATTTTCTGGTGTGCCGAAGATGAGATCGCAATACCTGATTCTGCTGAATCTATGGAATGCTCTATCTGCCACAAATCTATGGAAAATGTAGGCTGGGTAGAGTCTAATGATCCATCTAAAGATGAAGAGATTGCAAAATGTGTTGATTCAGTAATGATTAAATCAATGCACGAAGATGAGGAAATGAAGAAGCAAAAGAGAGTTGTTGAGAATCATCCAATGTGTAATTCAGGATTTGCTATTGTTGATGAAGATGGAGAACTTGAAGGATGCTTTGAGTCTAGAGAAGTGGCTGAGGCTGCACTAAGAGCAGACATGATGGATGACATGGACGATGACATGGATATGTCTGATAAACAAGTTATCTCAACAGAGACTGGCGTTCCAACTAGAAATGCACAACAGGGTCTTCCAGGCGGCGTCTCAAGATCTATGAGAAGAAGAAAGAAGAAGGTTATCTATAAGGCAGAAAGAGGAAGTGTTTCGACAGGAGACTTTGTTGCATATGCAGTTCCTAAGCCACCAGCAGCAACACAATATGCAAAAGGCAAGGTAGAGTCCATAAAAACTTCTGGATCTGTCAAGGTGCGTGGAACTAATGAGTCCGTTATGGCAACAGAAGAAAATCCCGTTGCTATAGTTAGAGTTTATCGTCAAACATCTGGAAACAAATACGTTCCTACAGATAGAAGAGTAGCGAAAAACATCTCAAACCTGAGAAAATTGAAGCCGCTGCAAACAAAAATGCATATGGAAAAGGCAGAACCAAGTTCTGTTCAATCAAGACTTAACGAATTAGTAACGCAACATAACCAAAAATATGGTAGTGTTGCTTCTAAGAGAGTAACTGTGTCTATGCTTAGACAAGTTTACAATCGTGGAATAGGTGCCTATCGTACAAACCCTGGCTCTGTTCGACCAAACGTGGCGTCGGCAGAGCAGTGGGCATACGCTAGGGTAAACGGTTTTCTACAAGCAGTGAGAACTGGTAGATTCAAGAGAAAGCCGTTTGACACAGATTTGTTGCCTTCGGGTCATCCCTTGTCAACAAAAGCAAATAAGGACTCACGAATGAAAAAATTTCGTGATGTTAATGAAGAAGGAGGTGTTGAAGTGGCTGATAACGTAGAGGCCCAAGAACTTGACACCGCTGAAGTTGAAGAGGTCGAATTTGAGGTCGAAGAGTCAGTCGAAGAAGTAGATGAGGCTGACGAAGAACTTGCCAAGGCTGTGGATGCAGAGGATCTGGCCGTTGACACTTCCGAACAAATTGATCTTGAGAAGGCTTTTGGCGAAGTCAAGAGTTTTATAAATGATGCGCTAGCAAAGTCCGCTGAGGCTAGCAAGGAAGGCTTTACTGTAATTTCTGAGTCAATCTCAGAACTACTCAAGTCTTTCGATGAGAAAGTTGGACAACTTAGTGGTAAGTACGAGGAACTTGCCAAGAGTATCGCTGATATCTCTAAGGGAGCAGAAGAACTCGCTGCAAGAGTTGAGTCTGTAGAAGAAGATACAGCAATGAAGAAGTCTGGTGAACTGGAAAACAGTACTCCAGAGCAACCCGTAATGAAGAAGTCATTATGGGGCGGACGTTTCCTCAATTCCGCAGATCTATAACAAATTATGAAAGAGAGGTGTAAATAAATGAGCGATATTATCAATAAGGCTGCTGCCGCTGTTAACGTTGGAACAGGTGCAATCATCTCCGATGTTGCAAACGTCAACATGGAGAACCTAACAACAAACCCAGCAACACAGGCAGGTGGCACGCTACTTCCAGAACAATCTCGTCAGTTCCTTGACTATGTTTTCGATCAGATGGTCCTCGGTAATGATGGCCGTAGACAAATCATGAGAGCAAACACAGCAGAATTCGACAAGGTTCAGGTTGGAACAAGACTGATCCGTAAGGCTTCACAGGCATCAGAGAACGTTTTTGATGCAGGATCAGGAGAAGGTGCTTACGTCAACCGTGGTGCTCAGTTCACCAAGGTTGAAATCGTAACAACCAAGTTCCGTCTTGATTACGAACTCTCAACTGAGGGTCTTGAGGACAACATTGAAGGGTCAGCCCTTGAAGATCACATTGTACGCCTGATGGCAACACAATTCGGTAACGATCTTGAGGACATTGCCATCAATGGTCTCGCTGCTCAGGGCACGGCTTCCTACGCTGGTACAACATATCCATACACAATTGATGGATTTGTTAAGTTGGCTGACGGTGCCGCTGGTGGCACTCACTTTGGAACAGCAGCAACAGTAAGCACAGCATCAAACTACTTCACTGCTGCAACAACTGCTGGTCAGTTGAAGACTGGTTCTGCAATCGTGTTCTTCGAAGCACTTTACAATGCACTTGGACGTAAGTACAAGGCCCGTAGAGGTGAACTTAAGTTCTACGCTTCAACAAAGAACGTGCAGACACTCCTAACCGATCTCCGTCAAATCGGATCAGGTGGGGTTCCAGAGGACATTGCCTCAGGAGTTCTCCGTGGCACACCAGCCCGCGTTGGTGGTCCAGCAGGAATGACAACATCCATCTTCGGTATCCCCGTAATGGAAGTTCCACTGTACCCAGATCACTTCGTCGATCTCACATTCCCACAGAATAGAATCTGGGGATTCCAGAGAGACGTAACTGTTCACCGCGAGTTCAAGCCAAAGAAGGACACAATCGAATACACGGTTTATGTTCGCATGGGTCTTAACATTGAAGAACTATCTGCAATGGCAAAGGCAAACGCAGTAACAGGCTGATAAACCTAGTAAGAGAAAGGGGTCGGTCACTAGATCGGCCCCTTTCTCATTTATCAAATATGTAGTAAAATATAATTGAGGTGACATTCATTGAACGAATATCTGCGTACCGATTATGACGATCTTACAATTTCTTTTACTGCTGCTAGCGGCATAACTAGTGTTATTTTTGAAGTGTATGATCTTGATACCGATGAATTTATTCAGTCTGGTACAACATCATCTGCTGCCTCATCAATATTCAATGCAACCCTTACACAAGACTCAGTTCAGTACGACAGAAATGTAAAAATAGACTGGACTAGCAGCACCGCTTCTGGGGCAAGTTCTACAGTAGAAATTGCTTCAATCATTAGGCCATTTGCGACGGCAAGCAGAATTAGATCAATAGCAGACATTGATTCATCAGAAACCGACTCAGCCATCAAAAAGCAAGAAAGAAAAGCCAGGATGTACATTCAAATACAGACTGGAACAGAGTTCACTAAGAAATATAAGAGTGTTGTAGTTTATGGAAACAACACAGACGTTCTGACCCTATTAGAACCAATAATTAGACTAGATAAAGTATATAAGGACGATATTCTAATATATGATTCTTTGTCCAGTCCAAGTGTTAATAGTTTAGACTATGCCATAGAGCCTTCAATATCAAAATACAGAATAAAGGCAATCATTGAAGACAATGAATATGAAAGAGGTCTTCTTGAAAGCCCAGATTTCTCTGTGCTTCCATATGATGGAATATTCGAAAAGGATGTTCAGTATAGAATAGTTGGAATCTTTGGATATGCGTATATTCCACCAGACATAGAACAGGCTACAGCCCTTCTTGTAGAAGATTATCTGTGTGCCGACGCATCGGTTAGAAATAAGAATATATCTAAACTGTCTAACGATTCTTACGATATAACTTATGCTAGCAATGCCGCCCAGGGTTCTGGCAATCTCATTGTTGACGCTATTTTGGCAAGGTATCGTCAGCCACGATTTATGGTGATATAAGTGTCATGCATCGCAAAAAGCGCATATACGATGAAGGCCGATATCTATCAGCCTACGGTAAGTCAGGACTCTACTGGTGCAGTTGTAAAGACATGGACATTTGAAAAGACAATAGACTGTGTTGCTAGAGGCATCCTTAGAAAAGGTGTAGGCGAGAATTCTACAGCCGTCGAAATTAATAACTATATAAATACTCTCACTGCTCTTGTAAAAATTAGATCATCTGCCGTCATCGCGTCCGACAGGCGTGTGGTGCTAATTAGAAATAATGATGAGGTTATCTATAAAGAGAATCAAGATCCGTCAACCGAGGGCGGCTTTCAGAACTCAACAATCTTTGAGCCAAGAGGTAGCACTCCAATAACCAACTTCGACGGAAGAGTTATAGAATATGAAACTGTTCTTATGAGACAAGAAATTCAAAGGCTGGTTACATAATGGTAACTTTTAGAAAATCAAGAAGAGTTGATACGGGAGGAATGCCAGAAAAGATTATTGCCCTCACTCAGTATGATATGGCCATATTAACAAAACTTCATAAGAGCGATGAGAACAAAATAGCAATTGAGCGTGGCGCGGCAAATTTAGTTGCAAACTATTTCGAAAAGTTCTTGGATGCCAGAGCAAGAGCCAACCGAGAAAGATTCCATCACGTTTATGAATGGGACAGAACTGGAGATAAGGATGCAAGACTTTTTAAAAGAAATATCGCTACGACTGCTCAAGGTAGCACAATAACTTTTAAATTTACTAAGAGTAAAGAGCCAAACAGGAATGGTTATATTTTTTATAACAAGGCTAGTGTTATGGAGGCTGGCCAGACGGTAATAATTAGACCAAGGAATAAAAAGTTTTTGGTCTACACAATCAATAGTCAAATGATCGTTACGACCAAACCTTCTGTTGTTTCTAATCCAGGTGGCATCGCTGTAAAAGGGGCGTTTGCTGAAGAATGGAAATCATTTAGTGCCTACCAAGCAAGATCGGTACTAAAGCAATTCAGGTACTTTGAGTTGATAAATCAGGCAATCAAAACAAAAAGAAAGGTTGTCGTTCCCAAAATAAATAGGGGGATGATAACTGGTATGATTGCCCAAGCGGAGGCTGACGCATCAAGTATTGCATCTAAGGCGGTGACACTAACAAATGGCTGATTATACCAAACTTCCAATAGTTTTAATTAATAATTACTTATGGGATCTAGCCAGTGGGTCGGTTTCTGGATATGCAACAATTTCTAGTGCTGTTTGGAACATTCAGTCATATCAATATAGACCATTTTATCCAGTTAATGAAAACCTGGCCCCAGAATCCTCTACCATGCCATACGTTCTTTATGACTACCTATATGATGAGCCAGATGATTCATTCTGGCCCATGCACAAGGAAAAGGCAATATACAGCATAGTCGGAGATATTCCACAGATATTTTATGTAAAAAACTTCATCTTTGACACCCTAAAAAAGTATGATAAAAGTGCCCAAGAGGTAAACGACTATATAAAAGATCCTACAATAAATTTCAAATGCATTCATGTGCATCAAAGCAACTTTATTACAGACGAGAAAAGAATAGATAGTTTTAAGCCAAAATATATCACCACTCTAACGCTAACTTACGATTATACAAAATAACCCGTGGCATGATAACATAATTAATGAGGAAACGTCATTTTTCAAAATCTTAGGAGGTGAAATAAATGGCAAGAGACTTTAACGCAAAAAATATTATTGTTGGTGGATCAACATTTTATGTTGGACCATCTGGCGTAGAACTTAGCAAAGTCGGTGCTAGCACACAAACAGATACCCTTCAAGATCCAACAAAGATGACTTCTGCATCTTGGTATCACCTGGGCTACACACAGAACGGCGTTACAATGAACATTGAGCCAACATACGGTGAGGTGGTTGTTGATCAACTCCTTGACGTAGCAAGACTCTTCAAGTCTTCACAGAGAGTAATGGTCGCTACATCACTAACAGAAACAACGCTTGAGAATCTTTACGTTGCAATTGGTGGAAAGACAGGAGCAACTGGAGATTTTGCGGCCAGTGCAACTGCTTCAGCACTCGTTGCTTCAGCAGACTCCGCCCCATCAACTGGATCAAGACTAACAGCATCAACCTATGTTGATGCAGGCAATGCTGCTTCTGCAAACGCAATTGCATCTGTTCTTGATATCAACGGTGGCGCACTCGGATATGCCCCAATTGAAAGATCAGTTTGTTTCGTTGGACCAGCACCAGCAAGCCTCGGAAGAGCAGAAAGAATTTACATTGGATATAGAGCAGTTTCTATGGACGCTGTAGGCGTAGCAACACAAAGAGACAACGCTACTCTATTCCCAGTAAACTTCCGTCTTCTTCCATCAGAAGAGAATGAGGCAGCCGATGGCAACGCAGCATATGGCAGGATCATCGACAGAGTTTACTAAAATAACTTAATATATAAAATAAAAGATGTGGCTTAGGCTGCATCTTTTATTTTTGTCTAAGGTATAATATTTATATACACAGAAAGGAAAATACATGGCAACTAAGGTTTACGAGTCAATAGAGTTAGAACTTCAGGATGGGACGGTAGTAACAGTAAAGCCTCTCAATCTTAAGACACTGAGACTAGTTATGAAAGAATGGCAGAACGCACAAAATGTAACAAATGAGGACGAGTTCCTTGGGGTTCTTATCAAATGCACCTCTATTGCAATGAAGCACCTGGCACCAGAAAAGGCTGACTCAGTAGAAGAAGATCTTGATCTTCAAACCATGTACAAGATCCTTGAGATCTCCGCAGATATCAGGCTCAACGACCCAAATCTGGTAGCGGCGGCTCAGGGACAACCTGGGAGGAACTAGACTTAGTTCCTATCGTTGCTGAAGTCTTTCTGCTAGGAAACTGGAAAGACTACGATGAACTTGAGTCGTCGCTTTCCATGCCAGAAATGATGGCTACTCTGAATGCAATTCAGGAGTCAGAAAAAAGGAGAAATAAGTTCATGGCAGCACTACAAGGAGTTGATCTAGATGAACACAACAGCAATGAAAAAACAACTCAGAGTAGCGGACCAGTGACCTTAGAGCAAGTGCAAGCAAGAGCAGTAGCAAGACTAACTGGAGACCAAAATCTGGCGGGCGCTATAGAACAGGGCATAACGCCAGAAATGGGGCTAAACTATAACATAGTCTCGGAGGGTACTGAGTTTGGATAGTATCAGAACTACGCTTAGGTATGATGCAGATCTGGGCGCAGCAATGGCTCAGGTCAAGGCTTTAACAGGGCAGGTAGGTGCTCTTAATCTTGCATTTAATTCTTTAGACAAGAATGCTGTTGGCGTTAGAAATACTCTTGCTAATACCTTTGCAGCGAATCTTTCTAGCATGGGCGGATTCAGAACAGAGATGGTCAATCTCACTGGCCAAACAGAAAAATTCGGCAGGGCACTGGCTGCAAATAAATTGTCCATGCGTGAGTACTTTGCTGAAGCATATAGAGGATACACAAGACAGTCATCTATGATGAGGCAACTTGCCAGGGAACAGGTTAAATTTCAAGAAGCAATTGCCATTCCAATGGGTAGAAATGCGGCTGGACAGATGCAAGGTCTTATGGCTGTTCCGACACAGGTAGATTTTAAAAATGCATCAACCAGAATGAAACTGCTTAGTCAAGAATTTAATATCTTTAACCAACTAGTACGCAACGGTGCAGATGAATTAATCAATATGGGTAAGAACACACAGTGGACTGGTAGACAGTTGACTGTTGGTTTGACCATGCCAGTCGTTCTATTTGGTGCGACCTTTGCTAAGGTCTTTATGGACATTGACAAGCAAATGACAAGGTTCGCCAAGGTATATGGCGAAGATGTAATTGGAACAAGTGCCAGGGCTACCGAAGATATGAAGAAGCAGGTCATGGAACTTGCAGAAACAATTTCTTCTCAGTTTGGTGTCGCGGCATCAGAAACGGTGGGTCTAGCCGCCGATATTGCTGCAACTGGAAAAGAAGGGCAGGATCTTCTAGATACTGTTGCACAAACTAATAAACTTGCTGTTCTTGGTGAAGTAGATAGACAAGAGGCAATGAAAGCAACTCTTGCAATCCAATCCGCATTTAAACAAAATACCGATGAACTTGCTGAGTCCATCAACTTCCTGAATGCAGTTGAAAATCAGACATCAACTACCCTCAATGATCTTGTTGAGGCCATTCCAAAGGCTGGTCCAGTTGTCAAGGGCCTTGGGGGATCTATTAAGGATCTTTCTGTTCTAATGGTTGCGATGAAGGAAGGTGGCATTCCAGCAGCCGAAGCAGCAAATGCTATCAAGTCTGGTCTTGCTTCTCTTATTAATCCAACAAAAAAGGCTTCTGAGGTTGCAAAGCAGTTTGGTGTAGATCTTGTTGGAATAGTAGAGGCTAATAAAGGCCAACTAATGCCAACAATTATGGCTGTTCAAACTGCACTTAATGGCCTAGATGCATTTTCTAGATCGAAGATAATTGAAGAAATTTTTGGAAAATATCAGTTTGCTCGTATCTCTGCACTATTCAATAACTTGGGCAAGGCGGGGTCGCAGACTCAGCAGGCAATGGAATTGGCTGGTGCCTCTACTACCGAACTTGCTGGAATCGCAAACCAAGAACTTAAAGCCTATACAGAATCAACAACTGTTAGATTTCAAAGAATGGTTGAGACTGTAAAGAATCAACTTGTTCCTATGGGTGCCTCACTACTTGAGATGCTCACTCCAGCACTAGATAAACTATCTGGAATTATTGAAGTTATTAGAAATGCCGTAGGAAATCTTCCAGACTTCCTTAAAGAGCCACTAAAAATTATTGGAGCGTTTGCGCTATTCGCTGGACCCATTCTAATGCTTGTTGGCTTGTTTAAAAACTTAATTGGAAATGCCATTAAATTTTCAATGTCTATTGTTGGACTAGGGGCAAAAATTGCTGGACTAGACGTTAGAAAGTTTGAACTTTTAGACGCGGAAACTGCTGCCGCAACTATGCAAATAGATAACATGTCAACGTCTTTTGTTGAGCAAAAAGTGGCACTATCAAATCTAAATGTAGAACTTGGAAAATATATCACGCAACTTAGAACTGTTGCTACTCAAAATCCAAATCTATTAGTTCGTGCCCCAGCCTCCCCTCCATTAATTCGTAGATCTGATGGTAGCAGGGGGCCAGAGATAGTACCAGGAGGGTATGGTGGTGGAGACAAGATCCCAGCCCTATTAGAACCTGGCGAATTTGTTATGAACAAAGAGGCTGCTTCTAGATTTGGCTCAATTCTTAATGCTATGAACAGGGGAACCATTCAAAAGTTTCAAGAAGGTGGGCTTGCTAGATCACATGTTGAAGAAGTTCTGGTGGACGGTAAGAAACAGTTTGGTGGAGTTATTTCCATTGAAAACCAGGATTATAATCAAATACTGAATAGCCATAAAGATCTTTTCCCTGGTAGAAAACAACCAGTAACAATGGCAGATTTTTATGCATCTCTAGCAGCCGCGAGAGCATATGCACAAAATAACCAAGTTACGCCATCATTTGCGGCTGGGCTGGCTGCTATGGAGCACGATGCAAGAATTATAAACAATGATGAAAATACATTTAGAAGAATGCTGGCTGAGAGAATGGCTCTTGGAACGCTTTCTGTCTTGCCTTCATCAGTTGTTACGAGAACAGGGCTAACGGTAGATCAAATATTTAATGCCGAACGAGATAGATTCTTAGGCATTTTAACCTCAAATACAGACGCAACTTCTATTAGAGCAGCCCTGGTTGAATCTTCTTCAGGAACATTAAGAGCGAATGGCGTTACATATGCAGGAGAAGGAAGGGAAAGATCACTTTCAAATATTAGAGGTGGGGGTAGAAGAGGAGAGGGAGAAACAAGATATAGTTTGGGTCTAAGTGGGAGACTAATGCCGCTATATCAAAAAGATGAAAATCGTAGAAATGTACCTTCTTTATCAACGGTAACTCGTCTTGCAAATAGTGCCTTTGCTCCTTTTGCCCCAGAATATTTCCGTGGCCCAGGACAAGGACAGCCAGTTCCACCATCTATGGCCCGTCCAGTTGGTCCTGGGCGAAGGCCACTAGTTGGAGTTATGCCAGGAGAACTATTAGTTCCTCCAAGAATGTTTGCCGACAATGGAGCCATCGTTGATGAAAACGGAAGGGTTCGTCCACTTCCACCAGCACATCCAGAATCTCCACTAATGCAAAGATTGGCAGCCAGGGCTGGAAGAACAACTAGTTCAATATCAGCACCAGGAACCAGTCAGGCAAGTCAGGCACAGCCCGACGTAGAGCGCAGCAGGGGATCGCTGATGGGCGGTGGAATGGTCGGCGGAATGTTTGGGCTTTCAATGGCAGGATCAACCATGAGCATGTTTATGGACTCTACTTCCGAAGCAACACAAGCATTGTCTAAATTCAGTATGGGGCTTATGGCTGTTTCAAGTATTATGATGATGATGCCAAGCAGAATGCCATCAAATATGCTAGGACTTGGAACGCTAGGTGGAAGAATGAGTGCAGCAGGAGCATCAAGGGCTGCTGCTGGGGCCACTGGATTGGGAACTTCTGCTCTGCTAAGAGGAGGGGCCGCACTTTCAATGCTTGGTGGACCAGTTGGAATTGCTGCTGGCATTGGAGTGACTGCTGCTATTGCTGGATTTGTTATGTATAAGAAAGCAGCAGAAGAGGCAAGGCAGAGAGCAATATCTGCTTTCTCAGATCCAGTAAAGACTGCGGAATATTTTGGGAAAAGAGTAGAAGACGTAACCGATAAAATAAAGCAAAATACACTAGAACTTCAGGCTGGTGCAGATAGTGTTTCTCAAATTGATGAGTCCTTAAGGGAGGCTATTAGACAAGACTATAGTTCCCTAATAGAAAGGCTAAAGTATTCAGCGGCAGAGGCTGGCGCAAAGCAGTTGGCTATAGCATTTAATAAAATGGTGTCGTCTGGACTATCAGCAGATGAAGCAAGGTCTGCAATACAGGCCATAGCAGAAGAATCTGGCACTGCTGGGGGTCAGGCATTCGGAATTGCTATGCGACAAAGTATGCTTAGAGAAATGACTGCCCCAGAACTTATTGCCTCAACCAGATCGCTTTTTGATCCATCTCAACAAACTGCCCTTGCCGATAGCATGAGAGAACAACAACAGCAGATGAGAACAGAGGCAGGGGCCTTAATGCTTGCAGTGGCTAAGGAGCAGGCCACATTTCGTGCTGGACTAGAAGATCCAGTCTCAGCAATTGTTAATATGGCTGCAAGGACTGGAAATGTACCGTCTTGGGCAGAGTGGTTAATGAGTCCAAATCAGCAGGCCCTAAATGAAAAAAGTAAAGCACTAGAGCAGTTAGCATCCGATCTTGAACAACTATCCGACATTGACTCATCACAACTTATAGGAATTACAGAACAATTATTTAGTAATTTTGAAAAGGCCCCAAGAGAGGCAATAAAGGCATTCGATGATCTAGCCGTTGCCGCAAGAGAAAGCGGTGGAATAGCGTTTGATCCAGGCCCAGTCGCAGAGTATTTAAAGGAACTTGACGACATTAGTGGACCAATGTTGGCAAGATTTATCCAAAACAATGAAGAAAGAGCGCAGGCCGTTATGCGAGCAATAACAGCGGGATTAACTCCACAAGAAATCCAAAAGGCCCTTGCAGAAGGTGGCCTAGATGAATTAAATATACGGATAGGTATCCAAATTGATATTCAAGAGGCAAAAAATAGAGTAGAAGAAGCGGCACAAGCGGTTAAAGATTTAGCATCAGAAACTGGAACTATGACAGAGGCTTTAACTAAGGGCCAGCAAAGACTCAGTAACTTAATTCAACAAAGAACAAAGGCAGTTGATCGATTTGAAGCCGACGCCGAAACAATGGCAGAGGCATTTAAAATACAACAGCAGGCAGCAGAGGATGAGATTAATGCACTAGAGAAAGAACAGAATCAAATAGAGAAAAGCGCAGATTCATACATTAAATCTATAGAAAATAGGCGGCAGGCCGACAAGTTCTATGCCGATCAAAGAAGATCCAGCCTAGATGCTTTAAGCGCCCTTGCCGAAGGAGATGTATTTGGATTCCTGACTGCAAGGAATGAGATGCAGGCTAATGCAGCAGATTATGCCTATGAGCAAGAAATTAATAGAATTGAGGAAAGAAAGAATCTAGAAAACGAGGTGCTTCAGGCCCGCATAGATAAAAGACAAGAAGAAATGGATCTTGCATCAAGAGCACATGATGCTGCAATGCAAGCAATGGAAGATGAAAAACAAGCATTCTTTACATCTCAAGACGAAAAGATTGCCAAGCAAAAAACTGCTAATGAAGAAATGTCTAAAATGATTGATGGCATAAAAAATGGAGAAATAGAGGCAATAGATGCTGTTAAAACATACTTTAGTAAAGCGGCTGCTGCAAAGTATGAAGAAGCCGTAAAGTATCAAATGAAAGAAACATACGCTCTGCTTCAGCAACAAATTCTTAAAGGAGATATTACTAAAGAACAGGCAGGAATTCAACTTCAGCAAATGATGCAGGCCCTTTTCCCAAGAGTTCAATCTGGAGCATTTAATGTTTCACAAACCATAGAAGAAACCTTAAAATATCTTCAACTAACACCATTTCAATCACAGATCCAACGTAGTATAGAAAGTAATATTGGCGATGCCGCTGCTACCGCAGCCGGAGACCCACCAGTTTTCCGTGCCGCTGGAGGATATATAAGTGGCCCTGGCACATCAACATCAGATTCAATTCCAGCCCTACTTTCCGATGGCGAATATGTTATCCGCGCCTCAAGCGTAGAAAAGTATGGGCCAGAATTTTTTGACCAACTTAATGCTGCAAAGTTTGCTCTTGGCGGAATGGTAGAGGGATATGGCGAACAACAGAGCAGAAGAGCATCTGCAAGATTTGTCGGCAGGACTCCTCTCGGTGGCAGAAGAGGTGGCACTGGAAGAGGCACGGGCACCGATCAAACATCTATGGCTGGCCAAGGAACAGATGGATTCCTAGCAGTTGAGTTTGCTAAGCAACAACTTGGAGAAGCATATTCTCTATCTCCCAACAATATAAATTCATGGGGATGCTCAAGCCTGACGGCAACATCTTGGAATCAAGGGGTTCCAAACGGTAGCAAAAAATATGGAATGGTTTCTTATTCTGCAACTCAAATTGCAAATAGCCGACAAACCGCAGTTCGATCTTCTGGGGAGCCAGGAGATGGCAGCGCGCCACCAATACCATATTCAACTATGCGTATAGGAGATATTGTATATTTTAAAAACACGGGACTTGCTCCATCTGGACAACATGTGGGACTATATGCAGGCGCTGGCAGAATGATTCATGCAGGAAATCCAGTTGGGTATTCAGATCTTTCATCAGACTGGAACAGAAGATATTTTTCATCTGCTGGAACTCCTATTGCTAAATTTGCTAAAGGTGGAATGGTTGGAAGAGCCTTCGGAGCGGGCGGTCTTGCAAAACGCAATATGGGCTATAATCTTGGTGGCATGGTCGATGCAAGAACAGTAAATTCCAGCAACCCAATGTATAATATTACTATAAATGCTGATGGCATCAAAGACCCTGCAATTGTTGCAGAAATGGTGGTTAGAAAGATTAACACAGAAAATTCTAGAAGAAGTCATGGTAGGGTTATATAATGGCCAATGTTACGATTTCCAATAAGTGGACCCGCCCAGCATTAATCATATTCACCCATAACGAGCCTTCTGCTTCTGTGGCATCTGTTGGGGCCTGGGACATTTCTGGAACTGCTGGTAGCACAGATGGCTACATTTATCTATCAGATGATAATAGATCAGATCTCCAAGTCTCCCTTGAAAGAATTGAGTATAAGAGAAGAATGATCGACGGAACAATGCGCTCATATCACGTTGCAGATAAAAGATCTTACTCTCTTTCATGGTCAGAATTTCCCTCTTCTAATGCGTATGTAACAGAAAACATTAAGGCGTACTCTGCTGCATGGGCGGCAGGACAAGAAATTCTTAATTGGTACAACGCACATACAGAAAGTTTTTGGATGCTGCTTGTTTATGATACACCAAATAGAGAAGGATCTGGAAACATACCACTAAGATATGAAATAGAAAAAAGGCATGTATTCTTCGAAAGTTTTTCATACAATGTGACTAGGCGCGGCACCCTTCACGATCACTGGGATATCTCTATGTCCCTAGTGGAGGTATAAATGATATTTAATGATACGATCAGAGATATCATCAAATCATCACAAACAGTCGATAGCACACACCTAGTTGTTGCTGAATGGAATATGAATAGATATCAAAAGATCAGTCAGTATGGAATATACAAGGGTGCCGCCGCGAATCTCAACACATCATATTCGTCATCCGACAACAAGATAGTTGATGGAAAAACTTTCTATATATATGATGATGACAGCATTGCCGATGGTGCAAATCAAGAATACTATTCAAGCCTAGCGTCTGTATTCCAAGCAGATAGGCCAGAGCCTGGCATAATTCTTATGCAAAATTATTCTGGCACTCTGATTGTCGATAAGGCACGGGATTTAAGAGCCTCCAGAATTTCTGTTGACCAGCCAAGATTTTATCCCTTTACCAAGAATAGGCCATACGACTACTTCAATAGTGGAAAACTTATTGACACATCAATAGCAAGTAAAAATGATAAGGACCGCTACTCTGGAACATCGACAATTAGCGGTGCCATCAACAATGCCAATCCATTTGTTGTTTATGAAAACTCTTTTCCATGTAACAAAATTCTTATCAGCGTTCAAGAATATAGATCTGTTCCAAAGACCTTTGCTATAGATATTTTAGATGGTAACACTTGGCAAGAAATATATACAGTCAACTCATCGTCAGTATGGGACGATGGCATCCTAGAAATCTATTATAATTCTGGAACGTGGAGCAAGACCGTTTCTAGAGTAACGAATATATATGAAATAGGAACTCCATCGACTCAAACAGTAGCCATCAAGGGAGTTAGACTAAGAGTAATCGCTATGACCGACGTTCGAACGGTCTTAAACACAAGGGTCAGAGCGTTCAAGGCTTCTTTAGAACTAATTGAAATATCTCCAAGAATAGAAATGGATGTTTCTGGGATAACAGAGCAGTTCTCATTTGACTCATCCCTGGGAGATAGTGAATTTGGCCTGCCAGTCGGTAAACTAGTGTCGTCTACTGGAAATGTAACTTTGTCAAATGAAAGTAAGCAGTTTCTATGGACCAGCAGTGCCGCAAACTTTAATATGATGTCTCCAGATGTAGAGTTTAGATTTTTTCAAACTGTGCAAGATCCAGTAAGCCTTTCATCATCAAATGTTCCACTTAAAGTTTTATATGCAGATAGTTGGGATGTCGGACAGGACTTTAGCGTACAAATTTCTATGTCTGATAAAATGAGAATATTCCAAGAGACCAACGTAACTGACATGGCCTTGATTACAAAAAGCGGTGTTCCATTCTCAGCGATTGTACTAATGCTTTTAGATAATCTAGGAATCACAGGTTATGAGTTTAAGAAATCTAACAGGGCGAACTCAGACAACGAAGATATCAAAATTACCAATTTTTTCTGTAATAGAGAGCAGACTCTTGCCGACGTTTTGGATAAATTGGCGGTGGCAACGCAATCCTCTATGTACTTTGATGCAGTAGGAAAACTTAATGTTTTAACAAAAGAAAGAATTACATCCTATGAGGCAATAGCAGAATCAACAAGCACAACCAGTGGAAGCACTGACTTCTGGTTTATTTATGATCAAAACTATTCTTCGTCGCCAACTGAATTAACATACATCTCTGACTATAAGGCAAATATAATTAGTGCTGAAGAGTCAAAAATAGATCCAGTCACAGAAGGAACTGTGACATATCATACTTATGGAATCAGAAAGAAGCCAGGGCAGTCTCTACTAGAAGATGCTGTTCCTAAAAATATCCTAGAGGACATGCCAGCAAATTCAATTGTTGGAACTGGTTTTCAGTACACACCTAAAATAGTCTGGTCGCCAGGATCAGACAACAATGCAGTTTTGGGTGCGGCGAATCTTCTAAAAGAAGTCTCCGCGAGTAGACTAAAAGATCTTTTTACAAGCAATATCAATGCTGTAAATGAAGATGGTGCGGTAAGACAAATGGTATCAGATTCCCTTAGCAGCGCACGGGCATCAGATCTGGAGAAAAGAAAAGCACTCCTCATATATCTTGATAGAAATGAGTTATATACTTTCCCAGAAAAGTCTGGGTATGTCATGATAGACGATGAAATTATCGCGTACAACGGAGTTGTGTATCTGGCAAATGGTCAGATTAAAGTGGTGTTTACAGATGAGGAACTAAACGAACTTATCAATAGTTCTAATTTAAGAACTTCAACCATAATTCCAATAGCCTTGGTGGTAGATGTAAAGTTTTTTTGGGTGAGCGCACTCTCAGACGGAACATCAAATTACAGAGTTAACGGTGATGGACGAGCACAGTTTAATACAGGAGTTGCTAGGCACCAGCAGTTTAATGAGTTTAATACTGGACTAGAGGGATCAGATAGATTTAGTATGGTAATTGGAGGTAGGCCCAATGCCACCGCCCCAGGAGAGCGACCAAAGGTTACAGTCAACTATGACTTTAGCAAGGCTGGGGCTACCAACAGACTGAAGAAACTTCTCAGACTTCCAGATGAAAATTACAAAACATATCTCGGCTACCTAAAGATAGCGGGAAATAGATCGCCGCTGGCAGATCGTCGTGCCCTAAATGCATCTACAGATTCAGAAGTCCTACAACAACAAAATAAGATTAACAAGCAGGTTGACAAACTTGTTCCAGGCAAAAAGTTTGATCCTTATGTTTACACTCTTGGTGAAAGATTTATTTATGGACAAAAGATTGATCTTGGCTTTGCCCCCAATCTAGTTTCCACTAGAATGCGTCTATATTCTCCAAGAAAAGTCAAGAAGGACAAGAAGGACATAATGGCCACAAACTCATCCATTGCTGGTATTGGCATCGGGCTGAAAATGCGTAGAGAGAATGGCAAAAACATCATTACCTCTGGCTACTTCCTTGAGGTAGAAACTATAGGCTCTGGCAAGGATTTTGCCGCCAAGGAATCATTTAAGAACAATTTGAGATTCTATAAACTGGAATCAAAAAATGGACTCATGACGCCAGAACTTTTGGCGGTAGGTCAGGTCAATGCTTTCACCGTATCCAATCTTGATGCGATGGTTATAGCAGATGAAAGTGTTAGTGGAGATCCAGTTTTCGACCTAGAGATAAGAATTATGCCCAGTGACAAGGGCACTGAATTCAAGATATATTATTCTGGTCAGGATATAAGCCCAAGAGAAAAGATTAGAGATGCAAATGTAAAACAAAACTATTGGACAAATAACAAAAATCTATTCATGTTTGTTAGAAATGACTCGGAAGCAATTTATGAGCATGTTCTGGCTGTTGCCAAAAGAGCAGGCGCTCCATCAATTGAAAATGTGTTTAACACAAAGGTAGAGTTTGATCAAAAGATTCCTCGCGGCAGCATTCCACAAACTATTTATGATGCATTTAGAAAAAACGATTACAGAGTTTATTTCAATGATTTTGCTAAGATTGCTAGACAGGTAAAGAAATATACTCCAAGATACAACTCACCAGTTTTAAAGTCCACTCTAATAGATATTTCCAGGGTAAACCCACAATATATGGTTAAGAGTGCTGAGTTTACCGCATTCGGAGCGGAGGTGGTGGTTGCTAATACATCTAATACCGCCATCGCCTTATCTGAAGACCTTAATCTTCCTTTATATATTTATGCACCACAGTTGGAAGAACTATCGACTGGAAACGTGGGGCTGACAGAAATATTTGAAAAGATAGATGACGATGGTAAAAAGATTACAGATTTGCAATTCAATAAGTCAGTTTATGGAATAAAAGGATTCAATATAGATAGCATGTATATTCAGAATCCAAGTCAGGCTCGTTCCTTAGTTCGGTGGATAATTAGAAATTGTAGTCGCCAGAGATTTAAAATATCTGCTGAGGTATTCGCCAACCCACTATTAGAACTAGGAGACAAGGTAAGAGTATTCTCTCTTGATAGAGGATATAGAATTGAAAATGCGAAGTTTGGCAACAAAACATTTGTTGTTTCAGAAATCAATAGATCGGTAACACAAGAAGGTCCGTCCATGAAAGTAACTCTTGTAGAGGTTGGTGAGAACTAATGGCTTCGGAAGATACAACAAAAGACGGTGCCAGAAAACCAAAATCTGGAAATGATAGTGCAAGCAATCTATCGCAGCCCGAAGAGTCTAATGACAGAATTGGCACGCCGAATGTTGATATTCTAGTAAAAGAGGAAATAGAAAGACTAACCAAAGAACTAATTGAGGATATTAGAGATATCGTTCTTATGGATGTGTCCTACGACACAATTGACTTCATCCCAGAAGAAGAAATAGAAATAGAAAGGCCCGTGGACTACTCCAGAGATCAGTTTAACAATATAATTCAGGATGTCCAGGCTTCCTTGCTCAGGGGCAATGCCCAGTCCACATTCTTTGATTATGCTGAATATCTCAAGATGTTCACAGTGCGATATAATAGTACCAATGGAAGACCAGAAATTACACTTACTATAAAACTAGATGGCGCTGGTGTCGATGATGCCACTATAAGAAAGATAAAAATAACTAGGAGATAAATAATGAATCTAGAAAATATATCTTCTATCGAAGGGATATATAGATTTTATCAAGACGGCGAATTAATAGGCGAAGGCAAAAATGCCCTCACCGCCGCTGGCAGATCAATCATTGTTAAGTCTCTACTTGGAATTATTCCGAACTTTGTTGACGTTATTGGATATGGAATAGACTCTAGTGCCAATACCCTAAACTCCGCCTCCACGCTAATCACAAACAATGTTTTAGGATTTGAAATTGGAAGAACTCCTGCGACGGGTGGCACATTTCAACTTTCTGGAACAAATGACGCCCTTGTATTCTATGGAGAAATAAATGATCCATTCCAATATGAAATACGAGAAGTTGGAGTTTTCCCAGCAAATAATGTTAACTCAACAATAAGCGTGGATGGCTCAACACTTTTCGACTTCGATCAAATTGATAACTTCACAAAATATGGAACTTCATCTGCGGCCTCTCTTACCATTTCAGCAAGTGCCAGAATTGGAATCAATGTTCTGTCTATGCCAGGATCTGGGAATCCCACATCAAACTATTTGGAAAATGTTGTTGATGACAACTCTCTATCATTTCTGGGAACATATTCTTCTCAAGATCTATTTAAGTTGGCAGTCTTTAAAACACATACAACCTCTGCCACATTTAGAGTTAGATTTGAAACAGACGCATCCAATCACTACACAGTAGGATTTGATGTTCCGTCCGCTGCTGGATATTATATTGTTAATTCACTCAAGGGATCGGCAAGCATTAGTGGCAGCCCCACATGGGATAATATTACTTCTGCTAAGTTCTGGAATCCTAGCGCCTCAACAATATTCCTAGATGCAGTAAGAGCAGACGTTGGAACATATCTTACAGACACTACGTTTGGCATGATCTCCAGGGCGGCGCTCCCATCACCTATCGTTAAGCAGGCATCCGTCCCACTGACTATTGAATATTCTCTTCTTATCAATTTCAGTGGAGGGATTTGATTTGCCTAATATATCAGTAAGTGGAGACGGCAAAGATACTTTCAGCCCCAATGACAAGGTAGAGTTTGTTTTACAGTCTAATATCTTAGGGGAAATGAGATCTCCATTTATAAGATTTAGAGTGCCTAAATTCCCAAGAAGAATTGATTTTATTAATGTTCAATGTAAAGCAACACCAGACACACAAGAAAGATACGATACTACCGCTTACAATATAAAATCATATAAATGTGAACTTGATTTTTCAAACAACACTAGACATATTTTGCAATTAAATTTTACTACTTTACCAACAACCATAGCGGTCAAAGATAAAATAAAAATTACCTCAACAAGTGGCGCTCTTTCAGCACTTAACAATCTTGAGAGGAACGTATTTATAAAAGACAAAAGATATATAAAGATATTTGTCCCAACAACATTTCCTCTCGGAACTGGAACTGCCAATCCAGCAAATAATTATATAAATGAACAAATCCAGATTGTTGATGGAAAAAGATATAGGGTCAATGTCCCAAACGATTATGTAAAAACCTTTACATATAATGATGTAGTTCGGGATATATTAATATTTACTTTTAGACAAAGTTCCACCGCGCTAACTCCAGGTATCGTTAAAAAATCAATGCACAATAGCGAAGATATTAATGAAAGCACCCCGCCGACTTATACAACTGCCTTAAGAGATGCATATGCTAAAAAACAAGCCTACTCAAGATTTCTAGCGAATAGAAATGGCGGATTTGTAGATTTTTATGTGGCAGTGGCAAGGTATACTTATAATTACAATACGAGTTCATGGGAGGGTGAGTGGCTACACAAGCGCCCAGACGGTAAAACGTACTGGTCTATTGCGGCAAGGCCAACATAAGATAAATGTCTGATAACTATGGCATACCAGAGCAAGTTATTAATAACATTCCCATCCTGGGCTATGTTGATGACTCAGGTATTACCAGATTATCAAACAATTCTATATCATCAAATAATTTTGATGGATTTATAAATAAAACTGGTGCAAGCGTAGCAGTTTCTGACGTTACTGCTGGTAATGCAATAGGAATTGTTGAATCTGGAAGTATTTCATTTTATCCAATTATTAGTGTATTTAGAGAAGATCCAGACTTAGAGACGGGATCTTACACGGGCTATCACGAAATACAATATTTGGTTAATGATGAATTGTTAACTGCATCATACTCTGCCTCCAACACAGTTGTTCAGGTGCTACAAGAAGATTGGGATAATAAATATTTAGGAACTAGTGGCTGGGTTATTACCCAAGAAGGAAATGCAATATTTTCTAATATTGCCGCCCGTGGAAGAATTGAAGCAACTTCTGGATATATTGGAGATGTATATTCTGGATGGGAAATCGGGGCAAACCTTCTTAGTAATGCAAGTGTTGGATTTTATGCACCATCTGCATTCTCTGGAACGGATATTGCAATATTTTCTGGTTCTCCGTTTGCCAATAGAGCCACCGCTCCCTTTAGAATAAATTATGCTGGGCAGATGTTTGCTACTGGAGCGTCAATCTCCGGCGCGCTGACTGCCACCACCCTAGATGTAGGTGGTGCTAATGGAATTATCTACAATGGTAGTGCTGTAACCATTGGAGCCTCTGTTACAATCAATGCCCCAGTTACAGTTAATTCTCTTCAGGTTGGGGCCAGCCCAACATTACTCCGCATAGCGGACGATGTTCAGGGAACAAATGATGGAATCTATATAAATGCCAACAATTACTGGTATTCAGATGGGCAGTTTAGCGTCGGAGGTAGTGCCAATAACGCAGTTTGGTCTGGCTCCGCCCTGACAGTTACAGGTGATATTAATGCAACAACAATTACATCTTCCGTTGGCAATATTGCAGGATTCATTTTGTCAGATAATCAATTGGGCACCGCATCTGTTATAGTTTCATCATCTGGCGGCCTGCGCCTGGGAAATCCAGTTGTATTCTCTGTTGATCAATTTGGAAACTTGGTGGCAACTTCTGCCTCTATAACAGGCAACATTACAGCAAATTCTGGTACATTTACTGGATCTATTACTGCTCAACACATTACTGCATCAATTGGAGAGATTGCTGGATTTACTTTATCTAAAAGCCAATTGTCAACAGCATCTGTAATTGTTTCTTCATCTGGAGGATTTAGATTAGGAAATCCAACAGTATTTAGTGTAGACCAATTTGGCAATCTGGTTGCCACATCTGCATCAATAACCGGAGATATAAACGCAACATCTGGATCTTTTAGTGGCAAGATAACCGCAACTACTGGCACCATAGGTGGATGGGAACTAGGGAGCACCACACTAACCGGAACCAGCGCCTCGCTTGATTCTGCTGGTAAGGTGGTGGTGGGGTCCAATCAAAATGTAGCAGCAATGTCTGGAACAGATACAAACAGAATTTGGGCTGGTAGTGCAGTGTCTACCAATGCTCCTTTTAGGGTTTCAGCAATTGGTGGTTTGGTGGCAACGTCAGCATCTATAATTGGCGATGTTACAGCACAATCTGGTAAATTCACTGGTGGCGTAACCATTGAGACTGGAGGATCGCTGACGGCTGGAACGGGTGCCCAGAATGTTTCAATTGATAGTACTGGTTTATATGGATATAATCCACAAGGACTTCTAGCGTTTAAAATTCCAACAGATGGAACAGACCCGCTAATTGCACAATTTAAAATTCTTGAAACTGGTTTGGTTTCTAATACCAGCGAAACCGGAGCAAATCTTATTGTTGGCGACGTTTCTGGAACGGGATCAGCAGCATCAGTTCAAAGCGGTATTGTTATTCGTGGATATAGGTCGCTAAACGCATCTGTTGCTATTTATACAGTTCAGGGCGGTTCTGCAACTACATATACACAAAATAACGGAATATATCTAGATGAGACCGGAAAATTTAAAATCAAAGGAGCAACTGGTTCAATAGCCTTTGACGGAGATGATCTTTACATTAGTGGCAATGTTAATGCTAGATCTGGTAATTTTAGTGGATCTATTCAGGCACAACACATAACTGCATCTGTTGGAAGCATTGCTGGATTCACTTTATCAAATAATCAGATGTCTACAGCATCAGTTGTTGTTTCTTCTTCTGGTGGCTTCAGACTAGGAAATCCGACAATATTCTCCGTCGATCAATTTGGAAATCTAAGGGCCACATCTGCATCTATAACGGGAAATATTACAGCAAATTCTGGACAATTCACAGGATCTGTGGTAGCGCAACACATTACAGCATCTATAGGAAACATCGGGGGCTGGAACTTGGCAGCCAGCGCATTGACAGGAAATAGCGCGTCACTAGATGCCAAAGGCTCTCTTACGCTTGGTTCTGGACAAACAGTAGTTGCTCTTTCTTCTACAGATACTAATAGAATTTGGGCAGGAAGCGCAGTGTCAACAACCGCCCCATTCAGAGTGTCTGGCACAGGATTTTTAACTGCAACTGGTGCCTCTATAACTGGAAATATCACCGCACAATCTGGCCAATTTACAGGATCGGTCTCTGCACAACATATCACTGCATCTACTGGAACTGTTGGAGGATTTACACTTTCTAGAGATTCAATATCTGCAACAAATTTATTGATTAGTACTGCCTCTGGTGGTGTTTTCACGGCATCTGGTGCGTCTTCAACATTATCCATTTATACATCTAGCGGCATAGGCATAATTGATTTTAACACTAAAAATAATAATTATTTATCAGATCCAATAATTTACGCTGGAAAACTTGTCGATACATATCCGTTTATTATTATTACTGGATTTGGAACGTCCTTCTCAGATAATAAGATACCTGATATTCCTACCACATCTCCGTACATAGCAATGACAAGTGACGGAGGATGGACTGGAGGCCCTAATTCTGCATCAACATCCTACGTTTTGATCGGAGCACCTCGGCCCACATCTGAGGGGTTAGATCCAGAAATAAAAATTGGTGGAGAGTTTGTACAGATTTATGCAGATGATGTAAGAATTGGACCACCTCCTGGAGTAGGCACACTCAAAATTGACACTAACGTAGAGGTTATATCTGGTAACTTTGCAGTTGACACTAACACCTTGTTCGTAGACGCAACAAATAATGAAGTGGGAATAGGAACTATTACGCCAGCCTCTGCCCTACATGTCGCTGGCGGGCTGTTGGTCAACAACAACGCTTCAGTTGGTGGCATATTTAGCACAGCATCAATCAATATAGGAGGTTCTGGTTCAACATTATATGTCGCTGGAAATGCATTCATATCTAATAATCTTAATGTGGATAGCGGTGCCCTATATGTAGATGGATCTAATGGCAATGTTGGTATTGGACTTACCAACCCAAATACAAAATTCACAGTTTTGGGTGCTGCTAGTGTTACTGGAAACTTAAATGTTGGTGGTACAATTACTGGAACATCAACAACACAGTCATCTGGAAACGATACTACTTCTCTTGCCACAACAGCATTTGTTTCCAGAATGGTTAAGTATAATGGAGCACCAAGCCCCAACACATCTTCTGTTGCAGGATTCTTTGTTTTAGCAGTAAACCCAGGAACCTCTATAAATGGATTTGTTGTTACGCCAAGAGGAACTGCTTCAAGAGTTATAGTCGCGGCACTAGATGTTGGAATTAATGGGGCAGCGTCCGCTGGATATGTTCGCGGCTATGTTGAAACCAATGCTGGTGTTGCTGTGGCTGTAGGAAACTCTGTTCCACTTTCATATATTGCATGGTAGAATATAGAAATCAAGGAGAGATAATGAATATAGAATTTGTTGTGCATACAGATTGTGATATACCATGCATTCATATGGTTGTGTCTAAGGACGGCCAGGTGGTTTCTGATCATGAGGCCCCAATAGAAGATTACATTAATCTAATCTCTCAGGACAAACTAGTAGAATATTCAGCCGCGCTCGCGGCAGGATTTCGAAAAATCGTTGATTTTATAGCAGAAAACAACTACAATATAAATAGTTTTAACTCAAAAATACAGGATATGATAGCAATATCTAAGAAAAAGACTGAGGTTGATGCTATACTATATCCGCCACAACAAGAATCGGAGAATAATAATGTCTAACACACTAGAACTCGTTGTACAGGAACTACAGAATCGTATTGGTCAGATGACTAGCGACTATGAGACAAAGTTGGCGGTGCTGAAGGCTCAGGCTACTGAACAAATTCAGGCCCGCGACAAGAGAATCATTGAACTAGAGGCACAGGTGGATGAGTAATCTTAGTATAAGCGATGGCGAGCCAATAACATATGACTTTTTACAACAACTTGTAAAGGTCGTAAACGACCTTGACTCAAAAATCAATGGCAATAGGAGAGCCAACTCACAAAAAATTTCAGTGGTTGGATCTGGCCTTACCAATCTACAAACAATTACAGTTGTTTGTGATAGTCAAATAATTAATATTGGTGAGAAGCAAACATATAAGGATAACATAAAGTTTCCTGCCGCCACATTTGGGCAGGTTCCACATATTGTTGCTAGCATCGCGGATCTTGATGCATCAGGACAAGACATTCTTAATGCTCCTTATGCTACAGTATCTATTGGCAAGGTGTCCAAAGGACAGTTTGAGTGTAGAGTAGATGTCCTAAAGGCAAGTGCCAAGAACACACAAATAAAAGTGAATTATATTGCCATCGGAAAAGGTTCGACAACGTAGCGTTAAGTATGTTATGGTGGAGTCCGACCACCCGAAATCTATCGACGGCAAATACTATGAACACATCCTTGTTGCAGAAAAACATTTGAATAGAATGCTTTTTGATAGGGAAACAGTTCATCATATAAATGAAATAAGATCCGACAACAGAATAGAAAATCTTTTCGTGTGTAGCAGAACGCAGCACGATAAAGCACATGGAATGAAGACGGTATCACGATACCGTCTTTTTCCACATTGGTTATCAAAGAAATGTAAGAAGTGTCATGTGGTATTCTATGCACCACCACATGTTATAAAGAATAGATCACGGTGTAGTGTAAACTGCAAGCCAGTAAGAGTTGACAAACAGTGTCATGGTTGTGGTAACATCTTTACTGTGCCGATTTATACCCAAGCACAACGAACATTCTGCTCTAGAAGGTGCAGAAGAAAGGTTGATCGTGAATAACGACATAAAGTGGATGATGTGCTCAGATGTGCATTTTCCAAGACATGACCCAAGAAAAGTCGAACTATTTCTAAAAGTTATGAAATGGTTCAAGCCACACGCAGTTGATCTGCTTGGCGATATTGATGACGCCGACTCAACAAGTAGGTGGGCGGCAGACAAGCCACTAGAAATGTCTGTGTCCCTTGAGGATGGCGGGGTTCGTGAGACCCGTCAGTTTCTCAAGGATATTAGAAAGATAGTGCCGAACGCAGACTGCCATTTTCATGACGGCAATCATGGATGGACAAGGCATGGCGACTATCTTGCAAAGAAGGCTCCACAGATTCTTGACTATGTAACCCCTCAGTCTCTATATGACTATGAGGGCGCTGGATTCCAGTGGCATCTATATCAAGATCCACCAGTAAAAAGGTTCGGTGATATGTATGGTCATCACGGAGAATCAATTTCCAAGCATTCTGGAGAGTCGGTTCGTAATGATGTAAACAATTGGGGCGTATCTCTGGTTCGCGGCCATTCACACAGAATGGGTGCGTACTTTATGACCTATAATCTAACTGGACAAGAGTTGCGCGGATATGAGATTGGGCATCTGTGTGACGAGTCGCAAATGGACTACAGTATTCAGAAGAACTGGCAGGCAGGATTCGCCATCGCCCACGTTGTTGATGATTACCCACATATGCAATTAATTCAAATTCATGACTACACATGTGTAGTTGATGGTAAGGTTTTCCAGGCATAATGTATTGCAAGAAGTGCGACGGTAGAGTCCTCATTGATAGATCGCTAGGAAGCGAAGTACATGTTGAACTCTACTGCTTGTGCTGTGGCAAAAGATGGGTCTTTAGACATCCACAAAATCATGGAGCATTTGGAGTATGGATACAGAAGGTAGAAAAGAAGTTTCTTCACCTAAGCAGTATGGGGCACTGAAGAAAAAGAAGCATTCTAGAAAAGTTTTCATCAATGGTGAATTGCATGAAAAGATTCATATCAATTTGCCAGCAGATGTCATAACTACATTTAACTATATTCAAGACAAAATAGTTAAGTATCCATATAAGTCTATCAAGCCTTATATGCAAAGAGCCTATACTATTGGAGAGGCTGCAAAAATTATTAGAAGGCACCCAGATAGAATTAGATCGTATGTAAGTTCTGGTGAACTTCCTCGTCCACAACAGGCAGGCAATTTAGGAAACTGGTATTTCTGTGATGATGACATATTAAATTTACAAGACTTTTTTGCCAATGTTCATTTTGGTAGACCAAGAAATGACGGAGCAATCACACCTAAACGAGATTCCGTGACAAAAGAAGAAGTAGATGCTAGGCTAGGTCGCAGAGAAGTTTTGTATGTACAAAACGATGATGGCGAATTCATACCAGTTTGGAGGACAATAGAATTTTGATTTTCAAAAAGAAGAAAAGTAGACAAGAAAGACTGGTTGACTTTATTGGTGATGAAACAATTAGTGGCGACAGCACTCTTATTGCCACTGTGCTTTGTCTAATGGAGAGTTCAGAACTAGCAATCAAAAACAAAGATATAGATGCCTTGTTAAGAACTGCAAGGGCCTGGTATGATGTGTCCAAAGATTTACTTGGTATTGCAGCGGTAGAAGAAAATAAAGCACCATTTGGTTTTGGAGTTATGGAACTAGCAGAGGTTGGTGAAGAAGATGGAGTTGAATCCGACAAGAGTTCGCGTCGGTCTTAAGTTTGTCAAGAACCTTGGAAACTATGAAAGTATCCATGTTGATGTTGGCATAGAAGACTTTGTTCGTGACAAGGAAAGTGTAGATGACGCATTTGAGCGAGTCTACGCATATGTAGAAAAGAAGTTGGTTGAAAAGGTACAGGACATAGAGGAA